AATGAAAAGAATGTTTGATTTTGCCTGTGCAAACGGGCATAAAACCGAAAGACTGACTGATTATGAGTCGATCAGTTTTAGGTGTGAATGTGGTGAAACAGCCAACCGCATTCTTTCTGCTCCAAACTTTAAACTAGAAGGGTGGTCTGGTTCTTTCCCATCAGAGCATGGAAGGTTTGAGAAAAAACACCTAGATCAGTTGAAGTGGGAGCAAAAGCACAACTCACAAGCATAAACGCCGAGTTGATTCTCCTATAACCGAAACGGCAGGAAAAAGGGATAATATGTTGATTGATAACGAACCTGAGATGAAGAGTGAGTTAGAAGCTGAAGAATCCAAGCTATCTGACACCATTGCGCCAGCAAGCCCTGGACTCCCTGATAAATACAGGGATAAAAGTCTAGAAGACATTGTTCGGATGCACCAAGAAGCTGAGAAGTTGATTGGCAAGCAAGCGCAAGAAGTGGGAGAGGTAAGGAAACTTGCTGACGAACTCATAAAGCAGAACCTCAGTTCAAAGCAACAGACTATTAAAGAGGAAGAGCCAGAGGTAGATTTCTTTGAAAATCCACAGAAGGCAGTTCAGAAGACTATTGATAATCATCCTGATGTTCTCGCAGCCCGTCAAGCGGGTGTGGATTTCAAAAGGATGCAGATTCAGCAAAAGCTAGGGCAAGAGCATCCTGACTACACTCAGATTGCTCAAGATCAGGACTTTGTGAATTGGGTGAAATCCTCGCCTGTTCGCCTTGGTCTGTATGCAAAAGCAGATGGTGAGTTCGATTACGATAGTGCCAATGAGTTGCTGTCTACTTACAAGCAGTTGCGTGGTGTCAAGTCAAAGCAGACTGAACAAGCGGGTGAAACCGCCAGGAAGCAGAACATGAAGGCCGCACAAGTGGATGTTGGTGGAACTGGAGAAAGTTCAAAGAGGGTATACAGACGGGCTGACCTGATTCGGCTGAAGATGACAGAACCTGACAGATACGATGCTTTGAGTGGTGAAATCATGCAAGCATACGCAGATGGACGGGTTAAGTAACTTAACTTTCGTTTCTAAGGAGAAACAACATGGCAACAGCATTTTCCCCCAGTAACTCAGTTACTACGACCACAGCAGACAAATTCATTCCTGACATTTGGAGTGATGAGATTGTTGCGGCTTACAAGAAAAACTTGGTTCTTGCTAACCTCGTTATGAAGATGAACTTCAAAGGTAAGAAGGGCGATACGATTCATATCCCCGCACCTACCCGTGGTTCAGCATCTGCCAAGGCCGCAGAAGCCGCAGTCACTTTGATTGCCGCTACTGAGTCTGAAGTAACTGTGTCTATCAACAAACACTATGAATATAGCCGCTTGATTGAGGATATTGTCGAGGCCCAAGCCCTGAACAGCTTGCGTAACTTCTACACCTCTGACGCTGGTTATGCCCTGGCTAAACAAGTTGATACCGACTTGGTTCAGTTGGGTCGCTCTACCAATGGTGGTGCAGGTACTAATGCTTACGCGACTGGTGCGTTCATTGGTGGTGATGGTACGACTGCTTATGTTGCCGCAAGCAACAATGAGTCAGCACTGACCGATGCCGCCATTCGTCGCACTATTCAGCGTTTGGATGACACCGATACCCCTATGGATCAGCGTTTCTTCTTGATTCCTCCATCAAGTCGCAACACCCTGATGGGTCTGGCTCGTTACACTGAGCAAGCCTTTGTGGGCGGTACTAACAGTACCATTCGCACTGGTGAGATCGGTAACTTGTATGGCATCCCTGTGTTTGTCTCAAGCAATTGCGACACTGCATCAGGTTCTGCTGCCGCACGGGTTTGTATCATGGGTCACCGCGATGCAGTGGTTTTGGTTGAGCAAGTTGCTGTTCGCTCACAAGTTCAGTACAAACAAGAGTATTTGGCTACTCTGTTTACTTCTGATACCTTGTATGGCGTTCAGATTCTGCGTTCAGCCGCAAGCGTAAGTGCAGCCAAATCTGCATCTATGTTTGCACTTTTGGTTCCCGCCTAATTGCAGTTGCGCCCCCTGCCCTAGTGGTGGGGGGACTTTTTTAACCTAATTAGGAGAAATCAAAATGGCAACCGCTTCAGCAGTAGTTACCCGCCGTGGCAACGACAGTTTTCGGGGTTTGTTCTCTGATACTTGGTCTGTTGTTTGTACTTTGAATGCTGGCTCATTAGTTGATGGTGCTGGTGAAACAGATGATGTAACAGTTCCTGGTGTCGCCTTGGGTGACATGGTTCTTTGTGCATCTTTGGCTGTGGATTTGGTTGGTTTGACTGTCACTGGCTATGTCAGTGCTGCCAACACTGTCAAGTTTCGCATCCAAAACGAGTCAGGTTCAACTGCGGACTTGGCATCAGCCACTATGGACATAATTATTGTTCGTATGGTGTGAGGATTGGGGGGCTAGTCCCCCCTTTCTTATTTAAGGGTTTCAATGGCTACTTTTCGTTGTCTTCAGTCTGGTAATACAGTGAGTTTTACCTTGCAACATGACATTGACTCAATGAAGGGTCATCAGGGTTATGTTCGTATTGATGAACAAGAAGTGTCTGACATTCCTGATGAAGTAAGGACAGATACTCCCTTCATGCCGCCAGTTGTACGGCGCATGGGTCGCCCAAGGAAAGTTGCAAATGTCTGACATAGACGCTAGAGATTTTGGAAGACTGGAGGCTCAAGTCGAGGCTCTCCAGACAGAAGTTCACTCTTTGAGCAAAGATGTGAAGGCTTTGTTGGAACTTGCCAACAAAGGCAAAGGTGGGTTTTGGATGGGTATGACTATCGCTTCATTCATGGGCGGTGTGATTACCTTTGTTGCTGATCGTGTCTGGAAATAAAGGAGAACGCTATGCCTATGGTCGGAAAAAAGAAGTTTCCCTACTCTGAAAAAGGCGAGAAAGAAGCCAAAGAGTACGGCAAGAAAAAGGGTGTTCCTGTGACCATTATGGTTGCTGTTGGTAAACCAAAAGGCTTGCCTATGCGTGGTGGTCGTACTGCTACCAACATGATGAGCAAAGCTAAAAAGGCAAAATAATGGCATCCTTAACCACCCCTATCACCCTTTTAAACGCAGTTGTTGCAACTGGCGCATCTACAGCAGTTCAAGTAGATCCTGGTCAACCTGCGTTCCTACAAGTTTCTGGTATCACCAGTGCAACTGTAGCCTTGCAAGGTAGCTTGGATGGCACAAACTGGTCAACTATTGGCACTGCATTGACAGCTAATGGCATCATAACCATTGCAAATGCACCGACATATCTACGAGCCAATTGCACTGTTTATGCCACTGGAACCATCACGGCTAAAGTGTTGTACTGATATGAAAATGACCAAAGCGGCTAAAAAGGTCGGCAAAGTCATGCGTGAGTACAAAGAGGGAACTTTGCATTCTGGGTCTAAAAAGGGGCCAGAAGTGACTTCCCGTAAGCAAGCAATTGCCATTGCATTGTCTGAAGCTGGCATGACAAAACCTAAGAAGAAGGCCAAGAAATGAAACCTGGACTTTATGCCAACATCGCAGCAAAGCGTAAACGCATAACTGAAGGTTCTGGTGAGAAGATGCGTAAGGTAGGAGCCAAGGGTGCGCCTACTGCTGCTGATTTCAAACAAGCTGCAAAGACTGCAAAGAAGGTTAAAAAGGTGAAGTAGATGAAATCTCCTGTTTGGCAAACAAAAGCTGGGCAAAATCCAAAAGGCGGCTTGAATGCCAAGGGCAGATCATCTTATAATGCGGCAACTGGTGGCAATCTCAAAGCACCAGTAAAGTCGGGGGACAACCCTCGCAGAGCAAGTTTCTTGGCTCGTATGGGTGGCAATGATGGCCCTGAGTTCAAGAATGGTGAACCAACGAGATTGCTTCTTTCGCTACAGGCATGGGGTGCATCCTCAAAGTCTGATGCAAAGGCAAAAGCTAAAGCTATATCCGCAAGGAACAAGGCAAAGGCGAAATGAGAGCATTATCAGTTGGTGTTAGTCCTACAGCGGCAGTAGACACAACAGTCTATACCTGTCCAAAGGGCTACTACGCCAAATTTACCGTCATGTATATACACAATACAGGCGGCTCTACCAAGCATATAACTGTTCAGTGGTATGACGCAAGTGCTAATACCACTCTTGATATATTGACTCAATACAATTTCACATCAAAAAACTATTTGCAATTTGATGGCAATGCCTACATTGTTTTAGAAGAAGATGACAAGTTAAAAATAACTACTGAAGCAGGAAGCACATTCAGTTTTATAGCAACATTTGAACAAGAAGGGTTGGCAAGAGCATGACACTACTAGAACTTGTCAACGATGTGTTGATTCGCTTGCGTGAGCCTGTTGTAACCACTTACAACGAAACCACCTATTCCACTTTGGTTGCAAAGTTTGTAAACGATGCAAAGCGTCAAGTGGAGGATTCTTTTGGTTGGAATTCTTTGGGACAGACCATCACTGTGACTACTGTGGCTTCAACCCCATCCTACTCACTCACTGGTTCTGGTCAGAAGTTTCAGGTGATGGATGCCATTAACACAACCAGTAATGTTGGTTTGACTAACATCACATTTGTGGACATGAACCGCAAACAGAATTTCTTGCCCTTGGTCAACTCAATTCCAACAGAATTTTCTTTTGATGGAATAGATGGGTCTTACGATACAAAAGTCAGTTTGTTTCCAATTCCTGATGGCGTGTACACACTGAAATTTAGTCTGACGATACCCCAAGCAACTTTGGCGGCTGACAGCACTGTTGTGCTTGTGCCTGATGTAGTTGTTGCTCAAGGTGCGTATGCCAGGGCATTGGTTGAGCGTGGAGAAGATGGTGGGTTGTCTTCATCAGAGGCATACACACTATTCCGATCCATGCTCTCCGACTACATTGCTTTAGAGGCAAATCGGTATCCAGAAAATCAGCAATTTGTATCAACATGAGCCAACAAATCCAGACATTCTCTGTCTCAGCCCCAGGCTTCTTTGGGCTGAACACACAGGACTCTCCGCTTGATTTAGCGGCTGGATATGCTGCGATTGCTACAAACTGCGTGATTGACCAATACGGGCGCATTGGCTCTCGCAAGGGTTGGTCAAGGGTTAACACATCCTCTGGCAACCTTGGCGCAAATAATGTAACAGTCATCCATGAGTTGGTGCAGACTGATGGCACTCTGACTGTTCTGTTTGCTGGAAACAACAAGCTGTTTAAACTGAGTGGCGCTACTGTTACTGAGTTGACCTATGGGGGGGGAGGTACTGGCCCCACCATTACTGCAAGCAATTGGCATTGTGCCTCTCTGAATGGAATCACATATTTCTTTCAGACGGGTTATGACCCGCTGATATATGACCCTGCTGTAAGTACCACCACATACCGCCGTGTTAGCGAGAAAAGTGGCTATGTTGCGACTGCTCCACAAACCAACATTGTTATCTCTGCCTATGGGCGGTTATGGACTGCTAGTAGCACTGCTGACACTGTAACTGTCTATTTCTCTGACTTGCTGGCAGGTCACATCTGGTCAACAGGAACTGCTGGTTCTTTGGACATTTCACGGGTATGGCCCAATGGGTCTGATGAGATTACAGGGTTAGCTGCACACAATGGATTCTTGTTTATCTTTGGCAAGCGTCAAGTCTTGATTTATGCAAATGCGACTACTCCATCAAGCCTATCTCTGAGCGACACCATCAGCAACATTGGTTGCATTGCAAGGGACTCTATTGCCAACACAGGCAGTGATGTAGTTTTCTTGTCAAATAGTGGTGTGCGGTCATTGCTCAGAACCATTCAAGAAAAGTCTGCTCCTTTGCGGGACTTGTCTAAGAATGTGCGTGATGACCTGATGACGATTGTGAATGCTGAGACATTGGCAAACATCAAGGCAGTCTATTCAGAGTCAAATGCCTTCTACCTGATTAACTTCCCGACTGCCACCCAGACCTACTGCTTTGACACCAAGGCGGCTTTGCAAGATGGTTCTTCACGGGTAACTGTGTGGGATTCCATCACACCAACTGCTTTCCTTGCTAAACGCAATGGAGACTTGTTGATTGGCAAGAATGGTTATGTGGGCAAGTATGGAACCTATCTTGACCATGCAAGCACATACCGATTGCAGTATTTCACCACCTATGCTGACTTGGGACAAGCCAATGTCACATCCATTCTGAAGCGCATTTCTGTGGTGGTGATTGGTGGTTCAAACCAAGGCTTCATCATCAAGTGGGGATATGACTTCTCTGGTCAGTATTACTCCACCACATTGCAAATTCCTCAGTCTACTGTGTCTGAATATGGGACTGCTGAATATGGGGCAAATGGTGTTCCTGTTGCCTACTACTCAGATGGCATTTCTTTGCAGACTTTGGTTGGTCAAACATCAG